ATAGGGGGAAAGAATACGGAAAGAATCCATTTACATGGATTATTGTGGACAGACAACGAGAAAGAAATATCAAAAATATGGAAGTATGGAAATGTGAAAATTGGAGATGGGAAAGTACATTATGTAAATGAAAGAACAGTTAATTACATAGTAAAGTATGTATCAAAAGTAGATGAAAAACATAAAAATTATGTAAGTAAAATATATGCAAGCAATGGAATAGGAAAAGGATATATAGAAAGAGAAGATGCAAAACTCAACAAATATAAAGAAGGTGAAACAAAAGAAACATACACAACAAGATCGGGGTTAGAGATAGCATTACCAGTATATTACAGGAATAAAATATATAGTGAAGAAGAAAAAGAAAAACTCTGGATAGAAAAATTAGATAAACAGGAACGGTGGGTAATGGGAGTAAAAGTAGATATAAGCGAAGGAGAAGAAGAATATAATAAATTACTAAAAGCAAAACAGTTGAAAAATATAGAGCTAGGGTATGGAGATAACGAAGAAAATTGGGAGTTAAAAGAATATGAAAAACAAAGAAGAAATATGAAAAGATTAGAAAGAATGACGAAACTATACGGAACGGCCAATATTGAAAACCTTAAAGCAAAAGTTTTCAATAACGCACAAATTAAAAAATAATTTAAGGCTAATTAAAAAAAAAAGGTATATTAGAGCAATAAAAAAAGAGTGAAAAAGACTAACTCTTTAATAATCAAGCACTTAGAAAGTGTCCTATAATTAATACTATGATAACTAGACAATCCGACAGAGGTAAAACAGACATATTGACACCTCCCCTACTCGCAAAAAATAAAGAAAAATTAATAGTAAAAATACAACAAAAAGCAATAAGACTATTTAGTAAAGAAGTAGTACGCATGCACTACGCAAAAAAAAGAATAGGACAACACAGTACAGAAAATTTGGAAAGGTTAGATGATTACTTCGACAAAGAGCTAAAAAAATGTGGAGGAAACAGATAGTAATATATGTAGACATAGACACAGGAGAAATAATAACAAGAAAACAAATCACAAAAAAACAATACAAAAAAATAAACAAAACAGTAAACTATGGAAGTTATACAAAAGAAACAATATACAAATGTAGAAAACACGAGCAAACCAGACTCTGGGAATGAAGAAATGGTTAAAAGGACAAAAATTGAAAATAGTCCATTTGAAATAATAGAAATGGAGGGTTACGCATTTGGAACGATGGGACAATATAGAATAACAGACAAAGGTAACAGCGTAAAAGAAATAAAAGAAGAATTAGAAAAAATAACATGGAACAGATTAATACAAGTAGTAATGATCTTAAATGAAGTAAACGATAAAAACAAAGAAATAATAAAAACACAATGAAAACAACACTAGGAGGAGACCGACTCGGTTCGGGAAATAAACAAGAAATAGCAATGAAAAATTATGAGAGAAGTTCTCATGATTTAGGATATGTATGGAGAAGCTCAATGTCAAGTGGGACAATAGTACCATTTATGAGTGAAGTAGGACTACCAGGAGACAGCTTCGATATAGATTTAGACGTAGACGTAAAGACATTGCCAACAATAGGGCCATTGTTTGGAAGTTACAAAGTACAATTAGATGTATTCCAGGCACCAGTAAGACTATACCAGGGAAAACTACACATGAATATGTTAAATATAGGAATGGACATGGGAGAGGTATTACTACCACAAATAAAAATGGAAGCAGATTATAAAAATAAAGCAGGGGATAATAGCCAAATAAATAGCTCAAGTATATATTCATACTTGAATATGAGAGGTTTAGGAAGGCACACAGCAAGTGGAACAGATGGAAAAGTAGAAAGAGTGTTTAACGGAGTACCATATTTGGCATATTGGGATGTATATAAAAATTATTATGCAGATAAGCAAATAGAAAAAGGGTATGTAATACACTCGGGACAACTAAATAACGACTTCGTAGTAACAAGCGCAAAAGTAGTAGTAAGAACAGTAACAGGAGGATTAGATGTAATAACAGATATAACAAACGGACCAGCACAAGTAAATACAAGCGCAACGAATGCAACGGGAGTAAGTTATATACAAACATTGGAATGGAATGGACCAGGAGACGCATACGGAGAGCCAGACATAACAGGAGCAAGTGTAGACATAGCAGGACAGGTATACGAATTAAGTACATTATTCGTAACAGTAGCAGGAAGTGGGTTATCAGCTGTAACAGTAACACCAGATGTAAACCAACCAGGATATTCAGCAGGAGTGAGAAACAAATGGATATTAACAGCAAACGGGATTGCAGGACAAGGAGCAGGATTATATGCAGGGCCACAAGGAAAATTTGACTGGGGAGTAGCACAAACAATATTTGAGAATACATTACCAGCAGGATATGGACCACCACAATTACAGGAATTTCCATTGGAAAATATAGATGACATGAGAATGCAATTGCTGGAAAATGTAAGAAGTACAGTGGCATATGAAATAAATGATCAAACATTAAGCCCATATGGATTAGGATTAGGATCAGATACAGAAGGACAATATTATAAATTGTCAAGTCAGGAAGGACTAGGAATAAAAACATATCAAAGTGATTTGTTTAATAATTGGATAAGTACGGAATGGATAGACGGAAGCAATGGAGTAAATGAAATAACAAGCGTAGACACAACAAGTGGAGCATTTACAATAGATACGTTGAATCTAGCGAACAAAGTATATAATATGTTAAATCGAATAGCCCTATCGGGAGGAAGTTATGATGATTGGCTAGATGCAGTATATACACACGAAAGAAGCAAAGGACATGAAAACCCAATATATATGGGATCATTAATAAAAGAGCTAGGATTTGAAGAAACAGTATCACAGGCAGAAAGTAGTGTAGAAGGAAACACGCAACCATTAGGAACATTGGCAGGACGTGGAAGAATGATGGGAAAACAAAAAGGTGGAAAAATCAAAATTAAAGTAGATGAAGTATCAGTCATATTAGGCGTAATTTCGTTAACTCCAAGGATCGATTATTCACAAGGAAATAAATGGGATACAGGATTAAAAACGATGGATGATTATCATAAGCCAGCATTAGATGAAATAGGATTTCAAGACTTAATAACAGATCAAATGGCTTGGTTTGATAGTAGTATAGACCCAACGACAAACAAAATAACATATAAAAGTGCAGGGAAACAACCAGCATGGGTTAACTATATGACAAATGTAAATCAGACAAGGGGAAACTTCGCAGAAGAAGAAGGAATGTTTATGACGTTAAACAGGAGATACACAGAAGGAGTAGGATCCGAAGGGATAAAGGATCTAAGTACATATATAGATCCAAGTAAGTTTAATAACATATTTGCACAAGAAGACCTATCAAGCCAGAATTTCTGGGTACAGGTAAAAAGCGACATATTCGCGAGAAGAAAAATGAGTGCAAAAGTAATACCTAATTTATAAAATATGTATAAGTATAAAACAAGAGTAATAGAAACACAAATAAAAAGTGTGGAAAAACTAGAGGGAGAACCGATAGAAAAAAAAATAGAACGAATAGTATCTAATGACGAACCTATAACAGATGGAGCGCCAAACATATATACGGAAAGAAAAGATGGTGTAGTATCAGCGTATAATATAAGAACGGATAGATGGGAAGTGGCAACAGAAGCGATGGATGCAGTTCAAAAAGCTAAAACAGCGAAAAGAGAGGCAAAAGCAAAAGGAAAAGTAATAGATATAAATAAAAAAGAAAACAGCGGAGCTGAGTCGATAACAGGCGAGGCAAAAAAATAAGAAAAACGGGGGTGAAATTCCCCCTTTTTTTAGTACTAGGGTACGCAATTATCCTTAATTACCAAGGGAAAAAATTAGCTTTTAAGAAAAGCTCGAAAAATAATAAATAAAATAAATAAAATGGGACTAACAGGAATAGAAACAATGTTAATGGGATCTGCACTAAATGCAGGTGGACAAGCATGGCAAAATAATTACAATGAAGGACAAAGTCAATTAGACTATGAAAGAGCATTAGAAATGCAAGGAATACAGCAACAAAATCAAAAAGAACTAAACAAGCAAGGATATAATCAGTCGATGGATATATGGAATAACACAAACTATGGAGCACAAGTAGCACACATGAAAAAAGCAGGAATAAACCCAGGATTGCTATATGGAAAAGGTGGATCAGGAGGAACAACAGCAAGTGTAAGCAGTGGAGGTGGAGCAGGAGCAGGAGGATTCCAAGGATCGCATAGAGGACAAATGGATATAAAATTACAGAGCGAACTAGGATTGATGGATGCACAAAGAAAAAATATAGAAGCTGACACAGACAACAAAACAGCAGATACAGGATTGAAAGGAGAGCAAAAAAATAAAATAGGAACAGAAATACAAAATATAAAAGCAAGTACAACAAACATAGAAACAAGAACAGCATTAATGGGATTAGAACAAAAAGAAAAAGCAATATCAATAGCAAAAGACTTAATGACATTTAATGCAGAAGTAGCAAAAACAAGAGAAGACTGGAGAGCGATACAATTGGATAATAGTATAAAAACAGAACAAAAGGAAGAATTAATAAGAAGTGCAATGCTAGAGAATGCAAAAACAATAGCAGAGATAGCAAAAAAAGAAAGTGATGTTGAATTAAACGAACAAAAAGTATGGCAGTTAAGCGAAAGCATGTACCAACTAGAAAGAGACATAACAAGTAAAGTGGAAGAAAGAAGCAGAAAATTAGAACAAGGAGAAGACAAACTAACAATAGATATGTTCGGAGAAGAAATAAAAAAATGGAAGGCATGGATGGATAATAACATGGATATGAAAAACCTAAAAGAAAGACAAAAAGAAAGGATATGGAAAGCAGGAACAGCAGTAGTAAGCAGTATAGCAGGAATATTCGGAAAAGGTGGAACAACAGTAGACAACACTAGTAATGTAGGGGGCTACCAATACCAATACGGAAACTAGTGTGTTTATATCCGAAATTAATATATAATAAGAAATACACGATAAACAAAAAAAATGGGGGAGAGATCCCCCAATGTGTAGACGAAAGAGTAAAAAATGTACCAGTAGGTTGTGGAAAATGTATAGAATGTAGAAAACAAAAAGCAAGAGGATGGCAGGTAAGGTTACAAGAAGACTTGAGATATAATAAAAATGGAAAATTCGTAACATTAACATTTAGTGAAAGAGAACTACAAAAATTAGATAGTGAAGTAAAAAAATTAACAGGATACGACAGAGATAACGAAATTTGCAGAAAAGCAGTAAGAAGATTTACAGAAAGATGGAGAAAAAAATACAAAAAAACGATAAGGCATTGGCTAGTAACAGAAATAGGGGGAAAGAATACGGAAAGAATCCATTTACATGGATTATTGTGGACAGACAACGAGAAAGAAATATCAAAAATATGGAAGTATGGAAATGTGAAAATTGGAGATGGGAAAGTACATTAT